CCACGAGGATACTTTTGGAGTTGCCCTATGTGCGTCGGCTTTTGGACGGGCGCATTTTTATGCGGCATTAATCCATGGACAGAACTATTTATATTTGAACTTACTGTTACAAACTTTTTTATTTGTGGTTGTATAAGCTCTGGAACATCATATGTATTAAATATGATTTTTACTGATACGGGCCTTAAGCTCGATATAAAGGGAAAATAAATATGTCTAGAAGATGGATGCTAAGAGGCGTAAGACGCTGTAAAAATGGTTGTTGACTACTTTAAGAGGGATAACAAATGTCAAAAGTTTTATTAAGAGAATACCATGCACTTTGCGAAGGAGGNGTCTGCCAAGATCTCCTCACAGAAGCGCAGAAAGCAGATATTAAAGAAAATAATACAATGTACCTTAGCGGCTTGATGCAGCATGCTGATAAGCCTAATGGTAATATGAGAGTTTATCCTCTCGAGGTCTTGAAAAGAGAGATCGAGGTTTATGAGAAACTTGTAAAAGACAACAGGGCACTTGGCGAATTAGATCACCCAGATGATTCAGTTATTAATCTTAAAAATGCCTCTCACATGGTCGTAAATATCTGGATGGAGGGGAAGAAAGTTATGGGTGTGGTGAAAGTGCTGCCAACTCCTTCAGGAGATATCTTGAGATCACTGGTTGAAGGAGGTTGTCAGTTGGGCATCTCATCACGCGGCCTCGGATCGGTTAGGGAAAGCTCAAATGGCGGTGTTGTCGTTGAGGAAGATTTTCAATTAATTTGTTTCGACTTTGTATCAGAACCATCAACTCCAAATGCCTTTATGCATTTAAAAGAAGGCAAATCTTACAGAGAACCAAACATTTTCACAAAAGCGGATAAAATCAATCGCGCTTTGAATGATATATTAAGGAAAAAATGAAAAAAAGTGAATTACAAAAATTATTAAAGCCCCTCATTAAAGAATGTATCAAAGAGGTGATCTTTGAAGAGGGTATCTTGTCTGGCTTGATTAAAGAAGTCGCTGTAGGTTTGGGTTCTCAACAGACCATTGTTGAAAAACAAGAGGTTCCACAACAAAATTTCTCAAGACAAAGAGTGGAGCTTCAAACAGAAGCTCGTCAGGCGATGCAAGAAAAGAAAAGAAAGCTAGAAGAATCTCTTGGAGGAGGCTTTTCTGGTATCTTCGAGAACACAGAACCTATCAGTTCGGCAGGGTCTCCAAGTGGGGAAAGCAGCTCGCAAAGTCCACTTTCTACTTATGCCCCCGGCGATTCCGGTATTGACATATCTGGCCTCATGAGTATGGCCGGCGGCCACAACTGGAAAAAAATGATTTAATTGGAGTTAATTATGGCTAAGAAGACAGTAAACATATCCGTTAGGTCAAGAGGCCACAAGGATAACATGCAGAGAATGATTAAAAGATTCATGAAGAAATGCAAAAAAGAAAGAATTATTGAGCAATATCGCGAGAACCAATATTATGAAAAGCCCTCGACAAAGCGAAGAGCAGCTGCCAAAAGAAGACGAAGAGTTTTGGATAAGCTTAAAATAAAAGAGCAGAATTCATAAAATCGTAACTATTTATAATTAAAAATGGAGCATTTTAAAAATGTCAATTTACGAATATAGAGCCGGTATAGGAAATGCCGCATCATATCAAGCTTCTGGATCTCCTTTTATTACTGGATCCACTTCTTTAACAGGAGTCATGAAGATTGAATTCCCTAGGGTTACAAAATCTATCACACTTCATGAACTAAGTTCTAATAATCAACTTTACTTTTATTTCCACGAAGATGCAACGGCATTAAATAAGTTTGTTATAGATACTTCGGCCCACGATCATGGTCCAGTAACATTCGATGTAAAGTGTAAGGAACTGTATGTGTCTGGTTCTGGATTAGATTTCAGACTTTATGCCTCCTTAACAGCAATCGGTGTGGAACAAATGTTCCCACTAACTGGTTCAGGAATTACAGAATAGTATTAGCAACAAAAATAACCTTTATAAAATATGTCTTTTTATAAAATAATAAACTATTTATTTTTGAGATAATTTTTTTTAGAGGAGTTTATCTATGTCTTCACTATTGGAACAGGCGATTATTGACGCACAGGCTCTTAAAGAGGCCGCAATCAAGAATGCCGAAACCGCAATTTTAAATAAATATTCAAGCGACATTAAAGAAGCTGTCGAGTCTCTCTTAGAGCAGGAAGACGACGAAGAAACTGTTGCTGAAGAAAGCGATGAATCTGAATCATTGCAAGCTAGTATCCCCATGGCCATAGAACGCGAGGAATCGTCTGTCGATCAAGAAATCGTACTTAGCATGGAAGAACTAAAAGATATGGCAGAAACATTAGCTGCAGCAGAAGCTGGCCTAGGCCATCCACAATCTCACGAAGATTTGGTTGATGATGTCGTAGTGGACAATGAAATGCCTTCTTTGGCCACCGCCGAAGAAGTTTCCGCCATCCCAGTAGAAGCCACCCTTGATGAGGAATTAGCACTGGAAGACATTGAACAAATTATTGAGGAATTGGTTGTAGAAATTGATCCTCAAAAATCTGGTTGGGCTGGAACTCCCGAGGCTGTCATGAGATATAAGGAGCAAATGAGAATGGCTCAATTGGCTTCAACAAAAGCTCATGAGGAAAATATGGAGCTTGTTGCCGCTAGAGATAGACTGTCAGAGCAACATGTTGGCCTGAAAACTAAGTTCATTAAAATGAGCGAAGCACTTAAGACGTTGAAAGAATCCTTCGACAAGGTAAATCTTTCAAACGCAAGACTTTTATACACGAATCGAGTTTTAACAAACAACTCCCTGAATGAGCGACAAAAATCAAAAATTGTTGAAGCTTTGTCAAATGCCGATTCAATCAATGACGCAAAGGTTATTTTCGAAACTCTAGAAAGCGCAGTGGGTAGTGTAGCGGGTAAAGCACGACCACAATCACTTCGCGAGACTATCGAAAGACCTACTGCCACTTTACCCAGAAGAGAAGCCAGAAAAGAGCATGCCCCGGTAACGGATAGGATGCAAATTCTGGCCGGCATTAAAAAGTTAAAATAAACTAAAGGAGATTTTTAAAATGTCAATTATTAATAAACTAACAGAAGGCATCGTAAGACGAGACCTCTCCAAAGAGGGATCAGCTCTTCTCAACAAGTGGGAAAAAACTGGTCTTTTGGAAGGAATTTCTAACGATCGCAGTCGTCAAGGTATGGCCGCACTTCTAGAAAATCAAGCAAAGGAGCTTCTTCGTGAATCTGCTTCTTCAATGGGATCCGGAGATGTTGAAGGCTTCGCTTCAGTAGCGTTTCCAATTGTTCGTCGTGTTTTCGGCGGATTAATCGCTAACGACCTTGTTTCTGTCCAGCCAATGAGCTTGCCATCTGGCCTCATTTTCTTCTTGGACTTCACTTTAGACTCTGCACGTCTTGACTACACAGCTGATACTTCAGTGTACGGTGGTGGAGTTATTGGTCAGCAAATCACTGGCGGTGTTTCACTCGCTGGCGATTTGGCCGAACAAAGCTTCTACTCTTTGAACAACGGCTACTCATCTCCAACTGCTTCAGTTGCCACTACACCAACTCGTTTGGCTTTTGCTTCGGGTACAGTGGGTGGCTCTTGGACCAGTACAGCCGGCACCGGACTTGCTATGGATTCTGCCGTTTTGAACGACAGTTTGATGCGATTCGACCCAGATATTGCTTCTGGAACAGCTGTGGTGGTTATTGAATATCCATTATCTACATTCACAGATGGACAGTTTAACATCAAGGATTATGTGACAATTACTTCAACTGCCCTTGGCACCACCGTTGCCCAAGCAGATCAAGTTCGTCGTCTTACTCGCGATTCTCCTAACAGCTCCAATGGCGCAGGGAACATCATTCTTGTCTGGGCAGACGGAACAGATACAGTCGCTCTTGAAACTAGTGTAAAGCTCAACAATGTTAGTGCCTCATTCATCATTGATGACAACTTCACTCAAGGAACAGGCGTTCCGGGTTCAGTTGCAGGTACTTCACAATGGGGCTTGGAAAACAATCCAAACATCCCAGAAATCGACATCAAAGTTGACTCTGTTGCTGTTACAGCAAAGACCAAGAAGCTTAAAGCTAAGTGGACACCAGAATTGGCTCAAGACTTGAACGCATACCATAACTTGGATGCCGAAGTTGAGTTGACTTCTATCCTTTCAGAGCACATCGCTCTTGAGATCGACCAAGAAATCTTGGAAGACCTCGTGAAAGGTGCCACTGCAGCCACTCTTTACTGGTCGCGTTTGCCCGGTAAATTCGTCAACCGCAGAACTGGTACGGCACCGGGAACATCCGTTGTTGCATATCCTGATTTCACAGGTAATGTTTCAGAATGGTATGAAACCTTGGCTGAAACCATTAATGATGTTTCTGCACAGATCCATCGCAAGACCCTAAGAGGCGGCGCAAACTTTGTAGTTTGTTCTCCAGAAGTTGCCAACCTCCTTGAGTTCACTGCGGGATTCCGTGGAAGCGTAACACATGACGATGATCGCGGAGAAATCGGCGCAATCAAGGTTGGTTCTTTGAGTAAGAAATTCGACGTTTACGTTGATCCCTACTTCCCAAGAAACGTTGTCTTGGTTGGTCGTAAAGGCTCGTCTTTCCTCGAAAGTGGATATGTCTATGCCCCATACGTTCCACTCCAGATGACTCCAACAATCTTCGGAACAGAGGATTTCGTGCCACGTAAGGGTGTCATGACTCGTTATGCGAAGAAAATGGTTCGTCCAGATATGTACGGATTAGTTATCGTAGAAGATCTATAAGATAGATTATAGGTTCTTAACACCAAAGCAAGCCCTTCCACATTTTGTGGAGGGGTTTTGTGCTTCTGGGAACTACTTAGAATTAGGAGAAAAATTATAATGGCATTTCCAACTTTAACCCCTGCTAGTCAAATGAGCAAGTCAATATTGCCCGCTACTGGGACAGTTACTGAAGTCGCAGCACTCCTTCCACTGGAAGTTTATTCTGATTCGGGACAGTTCTTATCAGGAGCAGCTGATCAAGTAGCCTTTACATACAAGAAAATAGGCGGAGATGTATTAGATATAGAGCTGAAGCCGGGTAATGTATACGCCAACTATCAAGAGGCAGTTTTAGAATATAGTTATTTGGTCAACCTCCATCAATCTAAAAATATTTTATCGGATGTCTTAGGACAAACTACAGGTACCTTTGACCACGAAGGGCAGAGGCTTACTGGCCCAGAAAACGTTAATTTAAAGTTTCCTAGAGTATCTTTTGAGTATGAACGACGGGTTTCAGATGCTTATTCGACAGAAGCGGGAATCGGAGGCACCATTCCTATCTACTCCGCTTCTTTTGATCTAGAGCAGGGCCGACAAGATTACAACTTGCAAGAAATAATTTCTGGCTCCTCTGCGACCGGTACCGATGCCAACGGTAATCCAGCCCCATATGCGGGTATCGTTGGCGACAAAAGAGTGATTGTTAAGAAAGTCTATTACAAGACCCCTAATGCGATGTGGAGGTTTTTCGGGTATTTCGGAGGGCTTAATGTCGTAGGTAACTTAAATAATTATGGACAATATACGGACGATTCTACATTCGAAGTCATACCCACTTGGCAGAACAAGCTCCAAGCCATGGCATACGAGGATAACATCTATACAAGACTGTCTCATTATTCATACGAGCTTAAAGACAATCACCTCAGAATATTCCCCGCACCAGCGATATTTTCGGACTATACCAATATGTGGGTAGATTTTTCAATCATACCTGATGCTTGGGTAGAAACTGGAACTACAGATACCGGAATTTCTGGTATCAACAACATGAATACACTTCCTTTCGACAACCTGCCTTATGACAATATTAACGCTATCGGAAAGCAGTGGATCAGAAGGTTTGCCCTAGCCTTGTCTAAAGAAACTTTGGCGCAAATAAGAGGAAAGTTTCAAACGATACCGATTCCCGGCGAATCCGTAACATTGAACGCCGATGCACTAATGAGTCAAGCCAAAGAAGAACAAGAAAAACTAAAAGAAGAACTTAAAACAATCTTGGACGAGTTAACATATGTTGAACTATCTAAGAAGGACGCGGAAAAATCTGAATCCACCAATCAGGTTCAGAAGAGAGTCCCATTATTAATATTCCAAGGATAAATTTATGAGCAGTAGAGACGATAAATATTCTGGTTTCAGACCATATTTTAAAGATACTTCTCCGAAGAAAGAAGTTCCTCCTATAAAGGAGATAACATTTCTTCCCTCGACAATTGAGACAGTCGATACTGCTCTTTATAACTGGATTAATGAAGCTTTAAACATCTTTTGTACCACCAACGAAGGATGGAAGAAAGTGCCTCTCATTTGGTCAATGCCCGAGCGTTCGTTTCAAATCAAAGATAACAAAGATTTACGCTCTCACAATGTCTTCACACTACCAGCAATAAGTATTGATAGAACAGCGGTCGTCAAAGATCCCAACATGAAGGGTGTCGCTTGGTCACATATTCCTCGTATAAACGATGCTAAAGGCGGCGCAATCACCGTAGCAAGGAGACTACAGCAGGAAAAAACTGCTAACTTTCAAAATGCCGATGCACAGAGGCTCTTTAAGCAGCCTACTTATCCATACGAGAGCGACAAAGCTGTATACGAAGTAATAACAATGCCGCTACCCACGTATGTGGTGATGACATATAAATTAATAATCAATACTGAATATCAACAGCAAATGAATGAGATTGTCACTCCCTTTTTGGCATATACAGGACAAATTAACAACTTCTTCATCAATCACGATGGCCACCGTTTCGAAGGATTCGTCGATGGCACCATGGGCTTGGAAAATAATATAGCCAATCTAGGAGATGAAGAGCGAAAATTCAAGACGAGTATTGATTTAAAAATCTTAGGGTATTTAATGGGATCCGCTGCCAATGATAACCAGCCAAAGATAACGATTAGAGAATCAGCAGCACAACTCCGTATCATTCGAGAGAGAGTGATATTCGGCGATAAGAAGGACTATTAAGATGGCAGATAATAAGTGGACTAGGCCTGCAAATCCGCCTCCTCCTTTATTTTTAGGTCAGAAGGAGAGGAACTTAGTAAAGCAGGTCAACGACGAGCTGCTGGAAAGAGTAATCGGCCAGCAGATTCTATATCTTCCTGTTTCGATGGAATACTCTAACTTTCACCCTCTATATGGAGAGGCTATTGAAAAATGTTTCTTGCCTCCCATTCGGGCATATGTGCTCGTGGAT